ACAATAGAGAGCATCTTATTATTGAGTTGGGTGATGTTCTCTGGTATGTTGCACAAGCTTGTATGGCTCTTGAAGTATCATTCGATGACGTAGTTGCAGGTAATGTAGAGAAGTTAAAGAAGAGATATCCTGGTGGAGAGTTTAACGTATATCATTCAGAGAATAGAAAAGCAGGAGATAGATAATAAATACTTGAAAAAGTAAGTATTATTATGCCAAGAGGGGGTACAATTAGTAGTGAATCTACTATGACTCGTATGCAGGAGTTAGGTTCTGCATGGGTGTTTAAAAGAGCTATTCAGGATAATAAAGTATTTGCAAATAAGGATAGTATTAGGAATGATGATAAAACTTTTAATGAGATAGTTAAGATTTGGAAAACAGTTGGGAAGGTTGATTGGGATGATATGCTTGATGGTGAATGGTTGGAAAGTTTTTGGAAACAACAAAAGGTTTTAATTCAGGAAATAGGTAAACCCAATTTTACATTGTTTACTCGTGATGGTGGTAAACAAAATGTGGAAGCATTTGCATGGCAAAAGAAAGGTGGTGAAACCTTTATGGAGTGGATAGAAAAATTTATTAATAAAGAAACTGGATTTGAGATAGACAATAAAGATAATTGGAACCCTGCTGATATTTGGTTAATAAGAAATGAAGAGAAACATAAAAGTGAATTAGAAGAAGCTTTTAAAAAGAAATCAAATACTACACCTGGACAAATTGAAGCAAATCTCAGACAGTTTAATGCTTACATGAGAGGTTTATTCATTAAAAAACAAATAATGGGAATCTCTTTGAAAAAAGTTGGTTCTGGTGATGCTATATTTAAAGAAGTTAATGTTACCTCTAGGTTTTTTAAAAAACAAAGAGCAATAGAAATGACATATGTTGGAGCAAGATGTTCTTTAGGTACTAAAGGTATTGATAAAAAACAAGCAGAAAAGAATAGAGGTAAATTGGGTTTTACTACAACTGAAACTCAAGATGCTAGAATATTCATTAAACATGGTTCTAATACATATGAAATACAGATTAAAGCAAATGACTCTCGTAAATTTAGTAATTTAAAGTTCGAACCTACACAAACTAATAGAGGTGCTGCCAAGATGGGTAAGGCAACGAGAGAATATATTATAGATCTTATGAGGGCTTATAACTTTGTTAATATTAGTAATTCCTGGCAAGATTATCCTCAATATAGGGACCGTAAACAATCAGGTGATACAAAAGGATTTTCTGGATTTAATATTAAATCTGGATATTATGGCAAGCAAAAAGAATATATTGATATGATTAGTGAATTGGGTAGTGAAGTGGATTGGGGTGGAGTATCTCCAGAAGTAGGTATGCTTAATCTTACAGAAACTTTTGGGGCATTGAGAAATCAACCTTGGGTAGCTAATGCTAAGCTTCAAGAGATTTCATGGTTATATGCTTTTCTATCAACTTGTAAAACTCAGAAGCAAAGAAATCAATTCGTTACAGATGTTATTTTTCTTGCTGCAAAAGAAGGAAAAGATTTTAATACACGTTATGGTCCTTTTGGGAAGATATATTAATGGAACTACTTAAATTGCTAATAAAAAGTTTCGAATCTAATACAAGAAATCCTAATGATAGGTATGCAGAATTTCTCTATCATTGCTATTATTCTTTGGATAAAAATAATAAATCTAAAAAGATGATAAATAAATATATTAACGATAAGGAATCCCTTATTAAATATATAATTGCTAACAAGAAAGCAATAACATCAGAATTATCTAAATGAAGTCTTTTCAACAGTTTATATCTGAATCTGCAGCTCAACAGGCACTTCGTCTTGGATTGGAAGGAGACGGACATGGAGGGTGGTATAAAGATGGAGAATTCACAGCAAAGACAGAGAAAGGAAGATTAAGATTTTATAATAAGAGACAGAAAGCAGGACAAGATCCTCCACAAACAGAGAAAGAAAAGAATTTATCTCATTCTTCAACTGCAGGAGAAGAACCAGCAACAGTACAATCTCCTGTATCTCCACAGCAGATACCTAATCCAGCAGCACAACAAGGTGAAGCACCTGCTGAAGATCCTGCTGCAGCAGAAGGACCAGAACCAGGATCACCACAAGCAGTTTATACTCCACCTGATGTTCCTAAAACAAAAGGAACTCTATCAGTTGGATTTGGAAGATTTAATCCACCTCATATGGGACATGGACAGTTAATGGATATTGCTGCAGGTTCTGCTAGGGATAGTGAAGAAGAAAGTGACTATATGATTGTTCCATCTAAATCTACAGGTAAGGATACTGATCCATTAGATTTTGAGACTAAAGTTAAAGCAATGAAGGAGATGTTCCCACATCATTCTTCACATATTAATGATGATCCAGAGTTTAGAACTCTTCTTGATGTTCTTAAGTATGCTCATAATGAAGGATATGCTAATGTAAGAATCATTGCTGGTGGTAAAAGAGTAAAGCAATTTGGTGAATTATCACAAAAATATAATGGTGCTTTATATGATTTTGGTAATTTAGAAACATTATCATCTGGTGATAGAGATGAGGATGGTGAAGGTATTGAAGCAATGTCTGCAACTACAGCAAGACAGGCTGCATTAGATAATGATTATGATACTTTTTCAAGTCAATTACCTAAAGATGATAAAGGTAATGATTTTGCAGGTGCAGAAGATTTATTTAAAGCAGTTCGTAAGGCATTAGGTGTTGAAGATGATGCAAAGAAAGAGAAGAAGAAAGAAGTTAAGGAATGGAAGATTGCACCTAAGTTACATGCAAGAGAATTGAGAGAATATTATATTAGGAATGAAATTTATAATACTGGTGATAAAGTACAGGATTTAAATAATGGATTGACTGGACGTATTATGCGTAGAGGAACTAATTACGTTATATGTGTATCAGAAGATAAGATAATGTTTAAGTCTTGGATTACCGATATCACTGAAGCTACATTCACACAAGTGTCTGGTGTTCCTGCAAGTCAGAGAGAAGTTGGAACAGATTCACTTAGAAAATACACAGAGAGGTTAACACCTGGAAGTACCTGGGGTAGAGAATTCATAAATAGGTATAGAAAAAAATAACTCTAATACTGTCGTTACAATGAGTAGTCAAATTTCTGAAGGTAATGACGCAGCCTTACAAAAAAGGATACGTCAAGCCGTATATGATATTCGTTACAAAGCGAGAAAAGAAGAACTTGATTTAAGACATGCTTATTCCCAATATATTGGGAAGAGTGGATTGGATCAAACTGGAAAAGAAGCAGTCCAGAATAAACTTTTCGGTAAAGGACAGCAACAGGAATCAAAAGTATTTGAGTCTGCAGATTCAAATAGATATAAAGTTAGAGTTACTGATAATGAATCTGGCAAAACTTATATCCGTTTTGCAAAACGTGGCAAGATAAACAAACTTCGTACTAAAGGTTCTGTTGAAATGACAGGACATGGTAGTCCGAAGGGTGCTAAAAAATCTCCTTCTGTTAAAAAGAAGGATAGGAAAGTAAAATTAACTTCTGCAGGTCCAGCACCTAAAAAACCTACTAAAGCAACAGTAAAAGCAGGTATTAAAATTAAAGAAAAGCCACCAGTATTAAAAGTAGAACCTAGTAAAATGGAAACAAAAAAATCAGATCCAGTTGGTTCTGCAGTAGAATCATTACGTAAAGTAGTTAGAAAAGAAGCATTTATTGCTGATGCAGCAGCAGTTGCACCCCCAACAAATAAAAAAATTACAGGAGAAAAAGTGGACAACAGTAAATTGATTAAAGTATTCCCACAGGACGGTTCTGATCCTCAGATTGGAAGTATAAAATCTTCATACAAACCAGTAGGTGAGGTTGTCTCTGAAATTCTCGCTAAGGAATCAGCAACTCCTGAATCTGGAACTGGAAAGTATTATGTTCAAGGAAAGCCTACGGCACAACAAAAGAAAAATGCTGCAGATAGAGCAGAGATAAGAAATTTAACAAATCAAGGTAGGCATAAAGAAGCAAGTGCTTTACATGCAAAAATTACAAAAACTTCAAAGGAAGAATTTGTAGATCCATTCTATAAGTCAGTTGAAGATGATGGTGATGATGGAACAGGAAGATCAATGTATGCTAAGTGGAATAACGTAAAGAATAGATTGAGATCAATGGGTCTCAAGTGTAATTACGAATTAGAAGGTAATGAGTTAATAGAAGATGCTGTTGAGTACTTCTATGAGCAAGGTATTACAGAAGAGACTATTGATTTAATCGTTGAAGAAGTTGGACTTGATGATTTTGTTGAGTTTGTTTTAGATCCTCATCAAGATTTGGTTGAAGAGAGAGCAGCAAGAAAAGCAAAAGCAAATGCTCCTTCATATGAAAAGGTAAAGGCATCTGTTGATGCTGCTGATGCTGCAAAGAAGGCTGCTGGAAAGGGTGAATACTCTAAGACATATGCTAAGAGATCTGGCGAAACAGAAGATAGCACTAACTACAATGACAAACCTGCTGTTAAGAAAGTTGCTAAGAAAAAAGCAAAGCCAGTAGCAACTCCTGCTAAAAAGGCAGCAACTAAAAAGAAAGTTACTACTGCTGTAAAGAAAGTTGCTAAGAAAGACTTTGATGGTGATGGTAATACGGAATCACCAAAGGCAGAATATAAAGGTTCTAAGGATAAGGCAATCAAAAAAGCAATTGCTAAAAAGGAAGGACTTCGTGGTAAGATTGCTGGTTTCGTTAAGAGGGGTGTCGAGCGTCATAAGGCAGCAACTAAAAAGGCATCAAGTGAAATTAAAAAGATTAAAAAGGTTACATCAGATACTGCTAAGAAACATTCTCAACATCGTAAGGACTTTGTTAAAGGACTTACAGAAGAAGAAAAATTAAGAGCATCTGGTAAGTTTACTGAAGAGCAAATAGAAGCAATTCTAGAAAGTGAAGATATTGATGAGGCTCGTAGAGCAGACAAGATGGGTATCCCTAGAAAGAAAGTAACCTATGACAAAGGTGAGGAAACTAGAAACCCAAATCCAGATAGAGGACCAGCACCATCATTTAAACCTGAAGGTGGTTCTTTAGCTGGTAGTAAGGCAGCAAGTCGTGCAAGATCACTTGGAGATGCAAGAAGAAAAGCAAACAGAAAGGGTGCTAATTTGGCATATGGCAAGAGAGAAGGTAGGTTAGCAACTTTTGCTGCTAATAAAAGGGATTCGGATTCAGATCTTGGATCGCAAAAAGCAGTAACTGATACTGGAGCACATAAGGATAAGCAGGGATTCCGTCAAGTTCATAAGTATGGTGAGCGTGGTGATAAGAGAAGACCTCAACAGAATCCTAAGCATACAGCAAACACTCAGAAAGAGCATCATCAAGTAGATGCTAAAGGTAAAGTCATAGAGCATGGTGATGGTACACCAAGTTCTGTTGAAGAAGGATTTGTATGTGAGTCTACTCTTGTAAGGGATATTCTTTCAAAAAAGAACTAAGCCCAATTAACGAACGATTGGGCGGTAAGGGTTATAAACCTTATACTTCTCTAACAGGGAAGAAGGTTTCTGGTGACTGGGAAGACTCTGATAGAGGTGCTGGTAACAAGGCAACCAGAAGATCAGGTGGAAGTGTAAAAGCTAAATCTCCTACTTACCTTGCCCACGTTCATAATAAAGTGAAAAAAGAAAGTTTCTCTGATTGGAGAAAGGATCTAGGTGAAGAAGGTTCTGATAAGATCAAAGATGCTCGTCTTGTTAACTATGGTATAGGACATGATGGTTCTGATAAGAAAGGATCAGTCAAACGTGCTCCTGAAACAAAAGTGAAAGGTAAAACTGTTCTTCAAAAGGAAACTGAGAAGAAGTATGGTAAAGGTGCATCTGTAATGGATGTTGTAAGGGCAAAGATTGAAAAGGAGCATGGTAAGGGTGCAATTTATGATGGAAAGAAAAAATGATTAATGATTTAGGGGTTGATCCCAATGAGTGGTTTGATGATAGGTTTGTGAATCCATTAGATTCTATGCCTATAGCCACAAACGATAGGTTTGATATGTATGGTTCTTCTGATGCAGATTATGCATTTATGAAAGCCCAAGTTCAACGAAAAGATCCACCTGCAGAACTTATGGAAATTCCAACATCAGTGACTAATCCCAAACCACCAGAAAAGAAAAAGGAGGTTAAAACTCCACATCATATAGCGTATGAGATTGCTACTGCAAAGTACAATCCATTTTCTGTAGGTGGTTCTGAAAGTATTCACGATTTCGAAGGAGGTTCAGAGAATCATGTTAAGTGAGAAGGCAAAGTCTAGAGCACAACAAAGATTCTTTGGAATGGTTCGTGCTGCCCAGAAGGGTGAAATGGAAAACCCATCTTCAGAAGTTTTAGATGCTGCTGATAGTATGACAGTTGATGATGTTAAAAAGTTTGCTAAGACAAAGCATAAAGGATTACCTGAAAAGAAAAAAGTTGAGGAAGCTGCTTTCTTAGCAGGTTTAGCAAAGGGTGCAATGGTAGCTGCTAAAGGTGCTGTTAAACAAAAAGCAAAACAAGTTATTAAGCAGAAAGCAGCAAATGTTGCAGCAGGTGTAATACCACAACCTAATAGAGATCAGCAGATGGAAAGTAAAGGAACTGCTGAACTTGCTGCTTTAGCACTTAGAGGTAAAAAGAGATGTGCAGAGTGTGGTAGTTTTTCACATGTTACTGGTGATTGTCCAAAGAAAGAACATTCAGTTAAGGAATCAAATAAATATAAAGGAGTACTTACAGATCCAATGAAAGAAGCATATAGAGTTCTTGCCTCAAGTGATGGACAGGAGAAACCATCTCAATTTTCATATAAAGATGAGAAGACAGCTAAGAAGTATGCTGACAGTATTAAAAAAGGCGGTGGTAAAGCAACAGTTACTAAAGAAAGTGTTCTAACAAGACTTGGTAGGAAAAAGAAAGTGGAAGAAAAGAAACCAGGAAAGGCGATGGATGCTGGTGCTAGAGCAAAAAGATTATTGCAAAGAAAAATACATGCTAAGTATGTTTCTGGTAGTCAAGATTTAGTACCTGATGATATAAGAGATCATTATGAAGTAGTTGATGAAAAGGTTGCTACTGGTCCTAGATTAGGTGAACCAAGACAGAAGGGTGCTACACATGTTAATGCTGGTGAAGGTGAGAAAGTTCAGGCAAGAACTTTGGCATGGATGAGAAAGAAAGGGCAGCAGGGTTCTCCTGGTATAAATGCAATGAAGGAAAGAGAAGCAGAGCACAAGGCAAAACGTGGTGTCAAGAAAGAAGGTGAGAAAGTTCAGGAAGCATCAGCAGTATTAGATGCCAATACTAAAATTAAAAATACACAGGATAGGAAGAAGAAAGAAAAAGAATATGCTAGACTTATGGGTATATTGGCACATCAAAAAGATCTGAAGAAAAGAGGTTTATCCAGTTCTTATGAATCAGAAGGTGAGATGGTTGAAGCTAGGGTAGATAAAGGACGTTCAGATTATGGTAAAGCAACTATTAGAAACTGGAGACATTCTGGACCTTCTACTGTAGATCCAGCAATGTTTGATCCTGAGAATAAGAGGGGTAAGACAATTGACAAACGTAGAGAAGAGCACAAAGCAAGAAGAGGTGTTAAAGGTGCAAAGGTTCCTACCTATACGAAAAATGAAGAGTTGAGTATTGTAGATAGAATGCTTATAGAATATTCTCCAAATGTTGCTTATCAAGATAAAAAGAAAGGTAAGTTGGGTAAATCTTCTGTCTATAGTCTTAGGGGTAAAGATGAAAGTAAGAAAGACTTTAGAAAATCTCATGTTAAAGATATTGAAGGTGGATATGTTGGAGCAGGACACAAACCTACTCCTGGCAAATTGAAGAAAGAAGAAGTTGTTCTTGAGAAGAAGAAACAACCATCCGTACATGATGATTATTATGATCCTATGGAAGATCCTACATTTGATCCTCATGAGGCAGAAGCAACCAGAGGACAATCTGGTAGGGGTACAAAAGGGAAAATGAATGTCCGTAAGAAATATCCTGTAAAGTAAAGTATAAAAAAATAGAATAAGTATGCTATATAAAATAGCTACTTAATAAGATCATGCTGTCATTTTTACTTCCAATAGCAACTAAAATCATTTCAGATTCTGTTGCAAAGATCCCAGAGAATGAAGAGTTGGGAGAAAAACTTATTGAAGTTTGTTTGCTTATCCTATCCAAAGCAGTTAAATTGACTAAGACTGATATGGATGACAAGTTACTAGCACAAGTAACCAAAGCAATACAGGCTCGTTAATTGTATAAATATCTCTAGAAAGAAATTTTCGTAGGTAAAATCAAATGGCTCTTTGGGGTACAAAAGACACAGTATACTCTACAGGTAATATCAATGTTAATGTTACCACAGGAGTAGTCACTAAACAGAGTGGCAGTATTGCTTGGACATCAGGTAATGGTTTAAAGGTTGGACAAGTTCTTACTGTAGAAGGAAGTGAAGGTGTAATTGAAAGCATTGATAGTGCAACTCAACTTACAATTGGTACTGAGTATCTACCAGCTGCTAATATCAGTAATAAAACTTATGAAATCCGTGAGAAACCAAAATCAACACTTCATGATTCTAACTGGGGTGCTGGTGAAATTTATGGTGTAGATACTACTGAGATTACTGTTGCTAATGCAGCATCAGGTAATGCACGTAAGTATGCTCCTCCTCATGCAGGATGGGTTGGCATAACTACATACAACGATAATGCAGGAAATCTTAGAGTTAAGCATGAAGTTTTAGTTGCTGGTAGCACTATATCTGCTGACTCTGGAGATGATACTTTACTTCCAGATAGTTAATATGAATTGATATATTATGAGATTTGATGAATTGAACGAGAGCAACTATATGCTCTTCGCTATAAAATTTTACGACAATCCGCAGTCAGTCACTAAAGATGACTTCGAATCTGATTTGAAACGAATTAGATATGTCAAAAGATTATTAAAGAGATACAAGAATACAGGTGAGCTTAAGGTTCACCTTATTCTCAATCATTTGATAATCCTTTTTAATGTTTTTAATGAAGCTGCTGTTCCGTTATTGTTTTATCATTTGGAAGAGGAGTTGTGGCCTGCTATTAAGAGTTTTCTAATATTCTTAAATAGGTTGCCAGAGTTTCCAAAGACTAAAATTAATAATATGGACAACGATCCATACTGCTTAGAAGAATTGCAAAACCTCTAATGGATATTAATAAAGTTATTTCAATAGTAAGAAGACTCAAAGAAGATGCACCAACTATGAGTGTTGGTGATGGATCTGGTACGGCATTGCCACCAACTCATGAACCAGGTGTAAATAAGAAAAAGAAAAAGAATATCTATCTGGGAATGCACTCTAGGAAGAAGTGGTTAGATTATATCAATGGAAAGTAATAACGCATTAATAGAAAGATTAGAACGTGTAATAGAAACTCTGAGTGAGAACTCAATCAAGATGGGGCAGATGCTTGCTGTCCATGATGAAAAATTAGACAAACAGGACAGGATAGATGCAGTATTATTCGAGAAAGTTGAATCGCTTCACAGAGAGGTTAGTCGTTCGACTAAGGAGATTAAGGCAGGATGTGAGAGAGATATTCGCAAGGTAGATGAAAGACTCCGTGTAATGGAGAAGAAGATGTGGAGTATATTTGGTGCATTAAGTATAATAAGTTTCCTTGTAAGTCCAGTTGGACAAAGAGTCTTAAAGACATCATTGACATCAGACGTTCAAACAAGTATAATACCAGCAGGTATTACTCTTGTTGATGGATCTAGTTGATTCAAAATATATCGGACTAGTTTCATCTAGGTTACAGAAATTCAAGAGGGTTAAGGGAGATCTTTATAATTTCCGTTGCCCTCTTTGTGGTGATTCTAAGAAGCATAAGAATAAGGCAAGGGGATATGTATATCCTCTTAAAGCTGATATGAATTATAAGTGCCATAATTGTGGTGCTTCAAGTACCTTTAGTAATTTTCTAAAGCAATTAGATCCTACTCTTCATAAACAATATGTTTTTGAAAAGTTTCAAACTAGGAATACTGGTAAGGGATCTATAATTGAAACACCTAAATTAGATTTCAAGAAACCTGTTTTCAAAAAAAGTCTTGATTTACCAAAGGCATCAGAAGTTCCTGTTGCTAAGGAATATCTTGAAAAGAGAAAATTAGATCCTACTAAATTTTACTTTGCAAGTAAGTTTAAAAAGTGGGTAAATACTCAAAAGAAAACGTTTGACACTACCCATAGGGATGAGTCAAGAATCATAATCCCGATGTATGATACAGAACGTAATCTAATCGGGTTTCAAGGTAGGGCTTTAGGTCCAAACTTTGTTAAATATATCACTGTGATGTTGAATGAAAATGCTCCAAAAATTTATGGACTGGAAAGAGTCAATTCAGAAGAAACTGTCTACGTGGTTGAAGGACCTTTTGACAGCACATTCGTCGAAAATAGTATCGCTCTTTGTGGGAGCGACGGTGATATGGCACATCTTAAAGGAAGCAGCATCGTTTATGTTTACGATAACGAACCTCGCAACCAAGAAATTCTTGGGAGAATCGAGCGATGCATTGACAGAGGTGAGCGAGTAGTTATTTGGCCTACAGGCATAGAACAAAAGGACATTAATGATATGTTCCTTGTTGGGTATGATATAATGGATACATTGAAATCCAATACATATTCAGGATTAGAAGCAAAAGTTAAATTTAACAACTGGAAAAAGGTATGAGCAACGGCACAAAGGTTGTCAAGAGAAATGGTTCTATTGAACCACTTGATCTAGAAAAGATGCATGTTATGGTAGAACAGGCATGTGATGGATTGGCAGGAGTCTCTGCTAGTCAAGTAGAAATTAATTCTGGAATACAGTTTTATGATGGTATAAGTACAGAGGAGATACAGGAGATTCTTATTAGATCTGCGAGTGATTTGATTGACTTGGATCATCCTAATTATCAATTTGTTGCTGCAAGACTTCTTTTGTTTGCACTTCGAAAACAGTTATTTGGGCGTATGCATGAGATGCCAACCTTAGAAACTCATGTTAGACGTTGTGTTGAAAAGGGAATATATGATGAAGAGATATTAAGTCTCTATTCACAAGAAGAGTTTGATAAGTTACAATCATTTATAGATCATGATCGGGATATGTTGTTTACATATGCTGGTTTGAGACAAGTAGTTGACAAATATCTAGTACAAGATAGAAGTAATGGTGCATTATATGAAACACCACAGTTCATGTATCTTATGATAGCTGCAACTATATTTTCTAAATATCCACAAGAGACGAGATTAGACTACGTTAAAAAGTATTATGACTCAATCAGCAAGCACAGAATCAACATCCCAACGCCAATCATGGCAGGTGTCAGAACACCCCTTCGTCAATATGCATCTTGTGTTCTGGTTGATATTGATGACACCCTCGATAGTATCTTTAGCAGTGATATGGCTATTGGCAAATACGTCGCACAACGTGCTGGTATCGGTATTAACGCAGGGAGAATCCGTGGAATCAACGCTAAAATCAGAGGTGGAGAAGTTCAACACACAGGTGTCGTCCCCTTCCTTAAAAAGTTTGAAAGTACTGTCAGATGCTGCACTCAAAACGGGATCAGAGGCGGCTCAGCTACTGTCCACTTTCCGATCTGGCATCAAGAAATACAAGACATCCTTGTTCTCAAAAACAACAAAGGAACAGAAGACAACCGAGTCAGAAAACTCGACTACAGTATCCAAATAAGTAAGTTATTTTATGAACGATTTATTGCTAACGAGGATGTTAGTTTATTCAGTCCTCACGATGTTCCTGGGTTGTATGATGCTTTTGGAACTGACAACTTCGACGAGTTATATGAAAAATATGAAGCAGATGAATCCATCCCAAGAACTACTATTGGAGGACAGGAGTTAATACTAGATCTCTTGAAAGAAAGAGCAGAGACTGGTAGAATATACATCATGAACATAGATCATTGTAATTCTCATTCGTCTTTCCAAGACAAGGTTGAGATGAGCAATCTATGTCAGGAGATTACATTACCTACTAAACCTATTCAACATATCGATGACAACTCTGGTGAAATTGCTCTCTGCATCCTTTCTGCTATTAATATTGGCAAAATTAGGGATGTTTCGGATCTTGAAGTTCTTTGTGATCTTAGTGTTCGGAGCCTCGATGAACTTATTGATTTTCAAGGATACCCCGTCAGAGCAGCAGAAATCGCTACAAAGGCACGTAGATCACTCGGAGTTGGTTTCATTGGTTTAGCACATTATCTTGCCAAGCAAGGCGTTAAATACGATGATCCACAAGCATGGAAGATGGTACATGGTTTAACTGAATCGTTTCAATATTATTTGATTAAGTCATCTGTTAATCTTGCAAAAGAAAAGGGTGCTTGTACCTATTCAGATAGGACTAAGTATGCTCAAGGAATCCTTCCTATTGATACATATAAGAAGGACGTAGATGAGATTGTACCAAATGACTTACTACTTGATTGGGAGTCTTTACGGGCAGAGGTACGGGAATATGGAATTAGGAACTCAACATTGTCGGCACAAATGCCATCGGAGAGCAGTTCCGTTGTGTCAAACGCTACCAATGGAATCGAACCTCCTAGAGACTACTTGTCCGTTAAAAAATCAAAGAAAGGACCGCTTAAGCAGATTGTTCCGTCTTATGGGTCTTTAAAGAATAACTATACATTGCTATGGGATATGCCTAGTAACAAAGGGTATATTAATGTAGTAGCAGTGATGCAGAAATTCTTTGATCAAGCGATTAGTGGAAACTGGAGTTATAATCCACAGCATTATGAGAATAATGAAGTTCCTGTCTCTGTAATGGCACAAGATCTTTTAACTACATATAAGTACGGTTGGAAGACTTCTTATTATCAGAATACTTATGATGCTAAAACTGATGAAGTTGAAATAGCACTTCCTAGTAGCGATGATGTAGGGATTCAGGGGCATACCCAATTACAATCTCTAGTTAGTGAACTTGTAAATTCCGAGGAGGAGTCTTGTGAAAGCTGTGCAATTTAGAAAGGATTCAATGGAGAAGCCAGTGATTGATTCGATGACTGTCTTTAATTCTGAAGAGGTTGATACCAAGAAACAACCTATGTTTTTTGGTAAACCATTGGGAGTTCAAAGATATGATTCATATAAGTATCCAGCATTTGAGAATTTAACAAAATCTCAGTTAGGTTATTTTTGGAGACCAGAAGAGGTATCTCTTCAGAAAGATAGGGGTGATTATCAATCACTACGTCCAGAACAAAAACATATTTTTACATCTAATCTTAAGTATCAAGTAATGCTTGATTCCGTTCAGGGTAGAGCACCTGGTATGGCATTTTCTCCATACTGTTCTCTTCCTGAATTAGAAGCATGTATGAATGTGTGGCAAATGATGGAGATGATTCATAGTCGTTCCTATACGTACATCATAAAGAATGTTTATTCAGATCCTTCTGATGTATTTGATACAATTCTTAGTGATAATCGTATCATGGAACGTGCAGAAAGTGTTACTGGTGCTTATAATGCATTTATTAACTATGCACAAGAGTGGGCTAGTAGTAGTCAGTGGCAACCTTCAGCAAAGGGATCTCCATCAGTAGAATGGACTCGTAAAGATTTAAAAAGACACTTATACAGGGCAGTTGCTAATGTTAACATCCTTGAAGGTATTCGCTTCTATGTCAGTTTTGCTTGTTCTTTTGCTTTCGGTGAACTCAAACTTATGGAAGGAAGTGCAAAGATCATATCTCTTATTGCAAGAGACGAAAACCAACACCTCGCCATCACCCAAAACATATTAAATTATTGGAATAAGGGTGATGATCCTGATATGATTGAGATTGCCAAGGAAGAAGAGCCTTGGTTAATTAAAGCATTTGAAAATACTGTCAATGAAGAAAAACGTTGGGCAGAATATTTGTTTAAAGAAGGTACAATGATTGGATTGAATGATAAACTTCTTATGCAATATGTTGAATGGATTGCCAATCGTCGTATGAAATCAATAGGACTTAAACCACTCTATGACATACCTGCAAAAAATAACCCACTTCCTTGGACAGAGCATTGGATTTCTTCAAAAGGACTCCAAGTTGCACCACAAGAAACAGAAGTTGAATCCTATATTGTCGGAGGAATCAAACAGGACGTTACCAAGGACTCCTTCTCAGGATTTAAATTATAGTTTAGAAGATTGTATACAAGCATATAAAGAAGAACCCTGTGAAAACTGGGACGACTATGCAGGTGGATAAATAAGACGAATGATATAAAAACTATGAAATGGAATCGACTGGTGAGGGACATTATGAAAACCCCTGGACCTATCAAGGTTCAACTTTTACTTCTGACGACATTAACGATTTCTTCGGTTACGTCTACTGCATTACAAATTTGCAATCGGGCAAGAAATACATCGGACGTAAATACTTTACCCAACGTAGAAAGCCTAGAGGTGGCAAAAGACGGGTTACGTCTGAGAGTGACTGGAAAAAGTACTACGGAAGTTCTCCAGAGCTTAAAGCAGACGTTAAGGATTTTGGAAAACTCAACTTTAAACGAGAAATAATTAGTCTTCATAAAACTCTTGGTAAAGTAAATTATGAAGAGACTAGACAATTATTTTTAAATAATGTACTAACTGAATCTCTTGACAATGGAGAACCTGCATATTATAATAGCAATATTCTTGGCAGGTATATGAAAAAAGATTATGGCAACTTTGGACTCAACAGTTAGATTGGCACATGATTGGTCACTTGATAGAATAAATTCAATGTCAAAAGATGTTGAAAGTATTCAAGATGCTTATTCAATTTTTCGTGAGTTTGAAGAATGGATAGAACCAGATACTGAATCCCATGAAATTTTTTCACTAGAATATATTGGAGAAGATAGTGACTATCAGTAGAACTGGTAAAGACAGACCTAAAAAAGAAAATTGTCGTAAGATACTTTCCAGTTATGGTTACACGGGTTCTTCAGTTGAAGAGTGTATAGAAGAGTGGTGTAATAATCAATATACAACAGCAGGGCTTGTCAAATATTATGAAGCATACTATAATAAATAAATTACTTATAATAGAACAATGCAAAAAATTATAAATGTACTTGCTCTTGCGTCTGTCGCTGTATCTGCTGCCGTTGTTGGCACTGGTGCTTACGTTTACATTAATAAAGACGCAATAATCGAAAGTGTTACTGAAAAGGCACTAGGTTCTCTTGGAGGATTTGGTGGTGCTGCTGGAGGACTTGGTAGCGATTTACCTATAGGCACTCCTGATCTTTCACCTTCTACTCCACAAGCTGGTTTACCTTCTACACCAGTACAGTTCTAAATGAAGAGACTTATTAGTAAGTATCTAAATTTAATTAATAAAATAGATGAGAGGCATTATTGGCCTCTCTTTATTTTTTTATCATTATACTTTGTTATACCATATAGCGAATTTGTAATCACTGCACTTATTATTTGGTATTTTAAAGGAGGAGAGAAACTCCTTCGTAGATGTTACGATGTGGTTACTAGGAGACTTCCTCAATGGATAACGGTTGGTAGTTCTATTATCTTCTTTCTTGTTATGTTAGATGATACACTTATGTACCTTACTGTTATTGGAATTGCTTATTGGAGTAATAGGCAAGCAAAGAAATTAAAAGAAAAGGATGATTAAATTATGTATTACGCATTATTAAGTGTTTCAAATAAAGACGGTATCGTTGATTTTGCAGAAGGATTAGTTCGTTCTGGATATACTATTATTTCCAGTGGTGGAACTGCTGCTGTTCTTCAGGCAGAAGGAATACCTGTAACTAAAGTATCTGAATATACTGGTTCACCAGAAATTCTTGAAGGTAGAGTTAAGACATTGCATCCAAAGATACATGGTGGTATTCTTGCCAAACGTAATAATATTATTCATGATACAGATCGTGATGATAATGGTATTGGACTTATTGATATTGTTGCAGTAAATTTATATCCATTTAAAGAAACTGTTGCTAAACCAGATGTAACTTTTGAAGAAGCAATAGAGAATATTGATATTGGTGGTCCTAGTATGGTAAGATCAGCAGCAAAGAATCATAAACATGTTGCTGTATTAACTAATCCAAATCAGTATGGAATCTATCTTGATGCATTAAAAGGTAATATATCTTCTGTTACTGTTGAGCAGTTACGTTCTCAATTTGCTGTAGAAGCATTCAGACATACTTCTGAATATGATGCTGCTATTACTGCATGGATGGAGGATAGAGTATTATGAATTATAAAGACTCTGGTGTAGATATTGAAGCAGGGAGATCTTTTGTAGATCAAATTAAAGATACCGTTAAATCCACTCATAGTACTGAGGTACTGGGTGGATATGGTGGTTTTAATGGGATGATGAGAATTCCTAGAGGTTATGAGAAACCTGTATTGGTTTCTGGTACTGATGGAGTAGGAACTAAAATACATGTTGCTGAATTGGAAGCAACTGGCAATCCATCTATAATGAATGGTATAGGTATTGATCTTGTTGCCATGTGTGTGAATGATATAATCACATGTGGTGCAAAACCATTATATTTCTTAGATTATATTTGTACATCAGATATAAAACTTCATGGAGAGTTGGTGAAGGAATTAGTTGATGGTATAGCAGTTGGGTGTAAGTTATCTAAATGTTCTTTATTGGGTGGAGAGACAGCAGAACATCCAAGACGTTCATCAATGGTAGATCCTATTAGAGATACATCAGGATTTTGTACTGGTATTGTAGAAGAGAGTCAAATAATAGATGGTAGATTAATTCGTGAGAGTGATGTTGTTATTGGTATAGAGAGTAATGGACTCCATAGTAATGGATTTAGTTTGATTAGAGATATGTTATGGAGGCATAAGATATTTCTTAAAGAGATGCCAGAACTTCTTAATCCTACAACCATCTATGCTCCTGTGGTTGAGAGTTTAATAAAAGATTTTCCTATCATGGGTATGGCACATATCACTGGTGGTGGTATACCAGAGAATCTTCCTAGATGTATTCCTGATGGATTGAAAGCAAGAGTTGATTATAATTCTTGGAAGATGCCAGAATTGTTTAGTAAGATTATGCTTGCTGGTGAGATTCCTGAAGAGGAAATGAAGAATGTATTTAATCTTGGTATTGGATATTGTGTAGTAGTTCCTGCTAATATAGCAACAGATGTTCAGTTAAGAATAGAAGGACATGGTTTAAAATCTTGGGTTATAGGAGATATTGTGTCTATATAAACTTAGAGACATTGTATTTTCATGGCAGAAGAAGTAAAAGAAGAAGAAACGGTAGATTCTCCAGAAGCTTCTGAAGAAGTAAAGGAAGAAGTACAAGAAGAAAAGCCTAAAGGTATGCTTGGTAAACTAACTGATGCTATTGTTCCTGATCATGATGAGCAGATGGCAATCATTAGTACATTTGTTCGCCTTGGTATTTTGGTATGGTCGGGGGGAATACTGACCCTTAATTACGTTGCCATTCCAAACTTCCCACAGAAGAATATAGATCCAACTTTCATAGCTTCGGTGTTTACAGGAGTATTAGCAACCTTCGGAGTTCAAACAGCGAAGAATAAGAGTAATGGTAATGGTAACTCGTCTACTCCTCCAGTTACAGCAAAAGATATGGAGAAGTTAATTGAGAAGGCATCTCAGACTGGTCCTACTCAAACAATTAGAATTGAGCAAGCACCTCTTAATCTAACTGCTGCTGCACCAGCACCAGAACCTAAGAAAGAAGAACCTCCAACAGTTTAATGCAATGTGGAATTTCAATTTAGGAAAAACTCTTACTCAAATAAAAGATCTGGATAAGAAGTGGGCTAAAAAAATCCAAGATAAGTTTAATCTAACAGATTATCAAATGTTATGTTTGGCATTCGCAAAAGGATTCGTAATAGGAGCAATCCTTCTCTAGATAGTAAGAGTAGGGTTATTAACCTTATACAGTTCGTTATCTTTTTTCAGTTAGCAATAGTAGGAGCAACCATATTTGGTTGCTTCATGCCTGGTAAAGTATGTGACGATGATGTTAAACAGCATATTGCTAACATGATGACTGTCATAACAACTTCTACATTCGCACTATACGCTGCTGAGAAGTAATGGAACTTAATGACGAAAATATAATAACAGTTCTTGAAGAGCTGTTACCATACATCGAAGCAGATGGTGGGTGGTTAGAATATGTCGAGCAAGTGGATGGATGGGTTAAGGTAAGACTTGGTGGTGCATGTGCTTCATGTGCCATGAGTACTATAACTTTACGGGATGGTATACAAAAGAAACTAATGATGGAGATACCAGATGTTAAAGGAGTTATCCAGGTTCTCTAACAGTGTTCGTGAGTCCACACATAAGTAGGTATTTTTTACTACTTTGTGCTATAAATATATGCAGTACGGGATTGAAAAATCATGCCCCTGACTCAACAAAGACATTACACTGTAGGTTATCACGACTTACAACAACAACATTATGAGATATGTGAGTATGCTATGAGTGCATACGAAGCAATAGAACACAGCAAAGAGGATGTACCAGAGCTACAGGTGCATCCTCATTTTGTTGATTACTGCAATAACGATGAGGTTGATAATATCTCTCGTATGATGGCAGCAGGTATTCCAATGGGACATTAATCATGAGCAACATAACAAGACATAAGCACGAGATTATGTGGTGGATGAGTAGACTAACAGTAATGGGAGTTTCTCTAGGGTTAGCATTCAGACTTGCTGCTGAAGCATATGTCTGAAGTGGTTTGGTCAATTAATATAATGCTTGGTATCCTTCTTGTTTCTGTGGGAATTGCAATTTACTACATATTCATGTATGATACATGGTATCCTAATGAGCAAGAAGACATTGAAGGATCTGAAGGTGGACGCACACATAGCAGTGTTGCACACGAAAGTTGATGCCTTATTAGAAAAACAAAAAGAACTCACAGCACGAGTACGTGCTAATGAGAAAGTAGTTGCTGCTGTAACCTTATTGGGTACAGTGGCACTTGCTGTTATTGGGGCAGGATATTTTGCACCAAAGGCAGAAGCATGTAGTCCTCCTTTAGATGGTAGTGAATTTACTTGTCCACCTCATGATGGTGTATTAGTGAGACCTGTTGCAGTTGTAGAACCAGAAGAAGAGGAACCAAGATATATTAGAGATTTGAATCGAGGAAAAGTTGTTCTATTGGATACGAGAGATGATAAACCTCTTGTAATTATGGAAACATATCATCATATGGTAGATGCTATTCGTAATTGGAAACAAGAGAAAGAACGTACTCCAGTAGAGGATATGATAAATAGTTCACTTGCAGAATACAAATATGGGAGCAATGAAACCACCGAGCAGGAAGAGCTGCTACAACTTCCGAGTAACAGAGATTAATCGTGTTCTTGACGGGGATACTATTGATGTCACCATTGATCTTGGGTTTGATTTATTCAAGAAAGAAAGAGTTAGAGTTGCAGGAGTTGATACGCCAGAGAAGAGAACCAGAAACCTCGAAGAGAAAGCACTGGGAATAGATGCTACTAACTGGTTAAAGAAAAAACTTGAAGATACTATTGCGGGAGATGGAGATGAACTCACTGTTAGAACTGAACTTGTCGGTGGGACTGGGAAGTACGGCAGGCTTCTTGGTTGGTTATATATTAACGAGGATACTGTTTCATTAAACGAACAGATGATTACTGAAGGGTATGCTCATGCTTACGATGGTGGAACCAAGGATATGAACCTTGAGAAACTACGTGAGATTCGTAGATCATTTGGAACACTAACAGAGTAAAACTATGGAAACAATTATTAAAGAACTTCCAATACCAAAGGAAGCAACAAAAATGTTAGAAGAAGTACCTGCTGTTCAGGAACTTATTGAACCAGAATCTGATGGACTCACTGGTGGAGAAATTGCTATTGTTGTAATTCTTGTTGCTGGAGCACTATCACTTCTTGCTAAGGCAAAATGCAAATTTAAGAAGTAATGGACTTACAAAAGATTACCAGTACTGGAACTGCCGTCGCTGTAATAGGTGGTGGCACTTTTATGGGTGGTAATTATGCTGTTGATCAGGCAACTGGTGGACCTGAGAAAAGAATTAAAGCAAAACAAACAGA